AATAGTTTCTGCTGCTGAACGAACAGCATTTCTATAGGTCTGTATATCAGATGGTATAGCTGTACCATTATCTGCTTTACGAATATATGCCCAATCAGTTTGTGATAAAAAACTACCCTGTATTTTTTTTATATCAGCAATATACTCTGTTTTAAGACCTAGTTCAATTCTTTCGTTACCATCACTATCAGTAAAAGGTGTATCATTTATAGGACGTTCTACTACAGTCCATTCTCCATTTAAGTTAGGACCACTAACTCTATAAAATTTTTCATCAGGTTTTTCTTGCACCATAACTTCAGACAAACTCATAGCAGCTTTTTCATCAGAAGACCAGACCATCCAATTACTAGGATGCTGAACACCATTATCATCAGTCCATGCTTGACCTTCTTTAATTACTCTGCTATTATTATATACCCACATAGTTTATTCTCCTTATCGGGCTGTTGCTACAGATATATCTGCACCACCAAAAGGCATTTCAGCAAAAGCCATGACAACATAAGTACTACCGTCTGCGTTTACATTTGAATCACTACTACGACATTTAAACCCATTAGCTAAAATATCTATGTAATCATTTGTACCTTCACTGTCCTTATTATTTATATCAAGATCATTATTATCAGGATTATATCCTACTCGTTGGTTATCAATAATAACCCAATCACCAGTGCTATTAAATCTTTTTATAATAACACAAGCTGGTTTAAAACCAGTATAAATAAAAGCACCATCAGTACTACCATTACCTGTAAACTTTGAAAATTTACTATATCCCTCAACTTCTGCAAAAGCATATGCAACATAAGTTCCACTTGAAGCATTAACAGCGTTGTCTGTTCCAATACTAATAACACTGGACGTAGGTGCTGTAGTATTCCAATAATTAGATGAAGAAGCTTCTGCATCAGTAGCATTAAGAACTAAATATTTAGATGTGCTAGCCAAACCTGAATGATATACAGCCCAACCAGCCGAACTGTCTCTACGTTTAATCCAAACAACTGTTGGCACAACTCCTAACCCATGTCCAATAGTAGCATTAGAGCCTGTTCCTGTATAAGTTGATACAGAAAATTTAGATGTAGAGTTTAATGATGTAGTAGTAGTATTAATTGATCCGTCTGTATTAGATGATCCTGCACCGCCTTGAGTTTTCCACTGCCACGCGACATACGTTCTACCTGATCCGTTAAAGTTTGGATCGGTAGTATCAAGATCAAAGCCGTCAGTTTCAAACGTGAGTTGCGCGGTGCCATCCGTATCTTCCGCAGAATCTTCATTAGCTTTAAGGCGCTGAGTTACTCCTCTAGCTACATCCCACATTACATGATTGTCGCCATTTGATCTAGGACCGATAAGCAACATATCAGGTTGAAAATTACCAGAGTTTGCATCATTAGTAATTGAATGACCGCTTGTTCCATTACCTGTATAAGCTGTTGCATTAAAATGTGCTGTTCCATCAATAATATCAGGAGAAGGTAAATTAGCAGAGTTTATTGCTTTAAATCCTGATGGCGGATTATTTTGAAAAGCTGACTGACCAAAGTTAGCAATTAATCTACTTGTTCCTGTACCATAGTCAACCGCAACAGCAGGGGCAAATGTTCCTGAAATACTAGAGTATGCTTCGCCAGTTCCTCCCGCAGGATCGCCAGAGTTTTGGAAAGTTCCATTAATGCTCCAGTAAATTTTACCATTATCCAAATCAAGAGCAACACCAATATACTGTCCTGCTGTAAAAGCACTACCATAAGAAGCAGCACTATTATTATTAATTTTTTGACCTGTTGTTGCAAAAGCGTATCCTGTACTATCAGCAGAAAAGTTTGCTCCTGCTGATCCAGCAGTTATATCAAACTCAGTTCCAACAATTCCAATAAACTCACGATTAACTCCTGACTGTCCAAGAGAATCGGCCTCTACTTCCCAATACCATTTACCACTACTAACACCAAAGGTAGCTCTAGCATCATTAGCGGAACCACTGTTAGCATTAGCAAAGTTTAAATTGCCGTCTGTTAGTGTAACATTACTTCCTGTTTGAAAATCAACTCTACTAATTGTAGGATAATTTAATGTTGGACTATCACTAACTTGATCTGCCGCTGCTAATCCTGATGATGTAAAATCGTTACCATTACCTGATTCGTCGTCTCCTAAATCAGAACTATCACGGCCATCAATATGAAAACCATTCGTTCCAAAACTGCCTGAGTATTGTATTGGTTTCCATACTCCATTATCATCAAACTCTCCAAAAGCTGTTGGGGCTGCTTGTGTTCCGTCAATTAAATACATTTCAGCTATATAAGCATCAATATAATTACTACCTTCTTTACCAATATTTTGCGCTACAGCAGCATTAACATCAAATTCAAAGTTTTCACTTGGATCACTTGAAGTAGAAAAACTGGTAACTTGTACACCATTAATGTAAATTTTAACACGGTCTCCTGCCGTAGTATCTGTAGTATCAACAGCCAAAACAATGTGCTGCCATGCTGTAGAATCACGAAAAACTTGAGTAGTTGCTCTTAATGTACTACCATCAATAAAGTATAATTTATCATCACTATCAGACCAACCAAACTCTGTGCTACCAGCTTGCAGTATTCTGTATCCACCGCTAGTACCACTAGCAAAGGTGTTTACTTTCCACCAAAAACTAAATGTCCATGTACGGCGATTAGACGCACTGCTAGGTGTTCTAGTTAAATAGGCACTATCTCCCATTGTAAATCTAATTGATTGACCAATGTTATAGCCAGTTGATTGCCCGCTTGCACCCATCATTATGTTTTGAAAAACCATTTAATAGTCCTTTAACTATAAGCTTGTGTCATAACAGCTTGAATATTTTCAGCAGTGCCATCACTTGATACAGAAAGAATAATATAATCTAGTCTATCTACAGCATCATCAGTAGTTGAGAAGGTAGGTGCTGTACCACCAATAAAGTTCCAACAAGCATTATACGATACTGTCCCACTACCTCCTTGCTGATGCAAGAAGATACTGCCAACTTGTCCTACTCTAGCATTGGTAGGTCTAGCAAGAGTATGTGCAGCAGTAACAGAAGTAAAGAAATTTTGTGCAGTACCAAAGTTAAGAGATACAGAAGTAATGCCATTAATTGCCGTTGTTTCAACAGCAGCCGCTGCCGACTCTGTAAGTTGTAACTGTCCTTCAAGAGATACATTACCACTTACACGAACAGTACCAAGAAATCCTGAATTACCTGTAATAGTTGCTGTGCTTAACAAGTTAGTTGCTCCACCTACACTAAGAGTAGATGCCAAGCTAACTGCTCCTGCAACTGTAAGAGTACCACCTACATTAGCATTACTTACTGAAGTTGCTCCGCTAACTCGTACTGTTCCAAGAAAACCAGCATTGCCAGCAACTGTAACTGTATCAAGTAAATTAGTAGCGCCACCAACACTTAATGTAGATGCTAAACTTGTTGCCCCACCAACTGTTAGTGTGCCGCCAATATTTACATCGCCACTTACTGAAATGTCTCCATCAAATGTAATACCGCCAGTAGCAAATATAGTTCCACCAACAGAGACATTCCCTGCTACATCTAAATTACCACTTACAGATACTGCATCTTTAAAGATGCCTACCCCTGCCACTGTAACCGTTGAAGCAAAGTTAGCTGCACCACCTACACTTAAAGTTGAAGCTAGACTGACGGCTCCTGCTACGGTTAGTGTGCCACCTACATTTGCATTGCTTACAGATGTTGCACCACTTACACGAACACTGCCTAAGAAACCAGTAGCTCCTGCTACAGTAACAGTGCTAAGTAAATTAGTTGCTCCACCTACACTAAGTGTACTATTAAGGCTTGTAGCCCCTGCTATTGTAAGCGTACCACCAACATTTAAATCACCACTAACAGAAATGTCACCATCAAATGTAATTCCTCCAGTAGCAAATACCGTGCCGCCAACTGATACATTACCAGCAACATCTAGATTACCGCTTACAGATACATGGCTTTTAAATGTACCAGTTCCTACAACTGTAACCGTTGTTGCAAAGTTAGTAGCGCCCCCTACGCTAAGTGTAGAAGCTAGGCTTACAGCCCCTGCTATAGTTACCGTGTCTGCAAAGTTAGCTACACCGCCTACACTAAGACTAGAGGCTAGGCTAACTGCACCACCAACTGTAACAGTACCACCAAGATTAGTGTTACCACTAACTGATACATCGTCCTTAAATGTTGCCGCTCCTACAACTGTAGCTGTTGATGCAAGATTAACTGCACCACCAACACTAAGAGTTGAAGCTAGGCTAACTGCACCAGCGATAGTAACAGTATCTGCAAAGTTAGCTACGCCGCCTACACTTAATGTAGATGCCAAGCTAACTGCTCCACCAATAGTTACTGTACCACCAAGATTAGTATTACCGCTAACTGATACGTTTGTTTTAAACGTGCTATCAGCTAAGAAAGTTGCATTGCTACCTACACTTAATGTAGATGCAAGACTAACTGCTCCCGCAACTGTAAGAGTTCCATTAATAACAGCATTAGCACTAATAGATACAGCATCATTAACAACTAATGTGCCACCAATAGATACATTACCGCCAGCATTAATAAATCCTGATACAGAAATATTATTTGCTACACCTAGTTCTGCTTCTACATTAGTTAAATTAGAACCGTCTCCATAAAAAGCTGCTGCCGTTACATTTCCTACAACATTAGCATTGCCACTAATACTAACATTAGTTGCAAAGTTAGCAACACCTGTTACATTAAGCACTGAACCAACTGATACTGAAGAAGCAGTATCTATTCTACCGCTAACTGATACATCATTACTAAATGTAGATTTACTTGTAAAAGCAGCCGTGCCAGTAACTGCAAGAGTGCCACCTACTGATACATTTTCATTTACATCAAGCTGGCCGCTAACAGATACGTCACCTTCGATAATTGCATTACCAGCAATCGTTACATGCGTAGCAAACGTAGCCACGCCTGTCTGTACTAGTGTGCCACCAATAGAAGCATTTGTTCCAATGTTTAGATCACCGCTTACAGATGTGTCACCTTTTACAACTAGGCTACCACCAACATTAGCTCCACCAGCTACCGTAATTGAACTAACACAAATATCTCCACCAACACTAGCTGTCAGTCCTGTAAGATTAGAACCGTCACCATAGTAAGCAGAGGCACATACATTGTTACCAACAATTAAATTATTTTTAACTGTTGCTGTACCATCTACAAGAAACGCAGTCTGAGCAATAACTTTATTCGTAGCAACCTTTAGTGCAGTATTAGTTCCATCACCTGTTTGAACATACACAGAAGAAGTACTAACACCATCATTTGTGGTGCTACTATTAATAAGCAATAACTGCTTATATGTTCCTGAAATTAGTTTTCCTGTTAAGTCTGTCATATTAGTTGCCAATACTCATCTGTTGAATCCCAAGTGGTTGCTACTTGATCCCATGTTAAATTTCTGCCACCTGTGTCAGGTCTAGGATTACGTATCGCAGGGTTGTCCCGAACATCAGGAATGTGATTTTGTGGGTGATTTTTTAAATCAAAGTTACCCTCAAAATCTGTTGGACAAACAATAAGTCCATAACTATTTTCTTGCATAACTCTGTGAGGATATACAAACCCACAGATGTCACACATAGCTAGTGCATTTTTATTACTTGCCATTACTTTTATTCCAAAGATCAAACAAGGTTTTTACTTTTTCTTTTATAATTTCTATATCACCGTGCATCTTAGCTAGTATAATAATTAAAGTAATTGTTCCTAGAAATAGAGGCCATGCTTGTACCATATGTTCTAGCATTAAACATAACCAAGTTTAGGACGAACAAACATACTAGATCGTTCGCGGTCCTCCCGCATAGCTCTAGCTAGTGTTTCTTCATAATTAACTTTTAACATATTAATACGTTCAGAAGGAACTAAGGGTCGCTTCATAGACATATAGTAAGATAGCCCTGCTGTTAGGCAAGGGAAAAATCTTTTAGGTAAATCAGCGTTTTGCTCTGCTGACTTATTAACATCTTGCAGTTCGCTAATTGTTTCTATTTTAAGAATGTCTGTAGAATTATCTGGAATAGGCCAAAGAGATAATGTAGGATTATCACGACCTCTACGAATAGAATACTGTGATGGTCGGCCTGTCTGTGTTTTATTAGGTATTAGTAAATACTCTTCAGGAGAAACGCGCTGTAACTGTAAGTCTGTACTATCTCTATTTAACACTACTTCAAGAGCATCAATAGTTGTAGAAGAAAGATCATAAGCAGTAGTAGACGCCGTTACAGTTAAAGAAGATACACCAGTACTCCATAATAGTATACCACGGTTTTGCCAATCCTTCAACATAATATTTATAGAACGACGCGCAGATGCTGGCTCGTGACCAAGAGTATCTTCACCCCCAATCATTTCCATTGCTTCTTGAATAACCTCGTCAATATCAAGATTAAAATTATATGTACCCGATACAGCCATTATGTTTTCCTATATCTTTTAACCTTACGCGCAATTCGCTTCGGTTGTTTTGAGTATTGCTTCCCCGCAGCAGTCGCTTTTCTCTTTGCTCTCGTGGTCGCAGCATATTCTTTTGACGACAGGGCTTTGATTGCTTTCTCTGGAAGGTATCTTTCTCCCGTCTTCTTGCTTGGTTTCCCTGATTTCGTGCGCCATTTTTGCTTACTCCACTTTGAAAGTTTATTGGTTTTTTTCTTTTTACCTTTGTAACTGCCGCCAGAATCTTTATAGTATTTAACAGCAAGCTGCATAGCTCTAGCAGAGTGTTTACCACCCATCTTAGCTTTGGCCCTAGCCTTTGCTCTAGCCCACTTAGCAGGGTCACGTTTTTTTGCAACTGCCATTGTGTGTGTTACTTTTTATGAACCATCTGAACATCAAAGCTTGCTTTTTTAGAAGCACCCTTATGAGGAGCGTATCCACCACGAGGATTTTTCATAAGCTTAAAGCCCTTACCAGACTTCATCCAGTGAAAACCTTTAGGAGCATCTACTGCTTTTTTCATATCAACCTCTTTTCTTTATACCGCGAACATACTTCTGGGACTTAGGTGGTCTTTTTTTAGAACCACTGGGTCCAGCCCAAAAAACTTTATTGGCCCAAAAAGCTGCACTTGTTTTTCCTCTAGCAATGTTCTTACCATGTCTAGCCTTAAAAGATTTACGTGCTTCGGGAGAATAATTATGTCCCATTTT